TCAATATTTGCTCACGTAAATAATGCTAATCTTAAAAAATCAGAAAGTATTGAATCACGTTTTGCAGACGTGATTAATTACTCATATCTAGGATTGAGTTTATTTAGAGAAAGAAATGATAATAAAAAAAATAATTAAAATTTTATTACTATGTTTAATTAGTTTAGTTTGTATTGATTATGTCAAATCGAAACCGAAACAAAGGGAACAATTACGAGAGAAAGATACGTTTGGAATTTAAAGACTTAGGTTGGATAAATTGTGAAACCTCACGATATAAATCTAAGTATTTAGATGATAATAAAATAGATCTTACTGACACGACACCATTTAGTATTCAAGCTAAGTGTACACAAAACAATCCTTCATATCATAAAATATTTCAAGATATGTTAGAACAGAACGGAAACTATAAAATCATATATCATAAAAAATCTAATGAAAGAAATAAAGAATATATCATATTAGAAAAAGAAAGCTGGGTAGAAATATTACAAATGTTAATTAAAGAAAAAATAATAAACCCTAAATGAATCAAAGCGAAGCTGATAGAAAATATCTTTTATTGCATAAATTAGAACGCATCTTTAAACGTGAAATAGAACATTCTACGAATGAATTTGAATCAGATGACTGGTCAAGAATCCATTCTCAAATAATAAATCTAAAAAATAATTATAAAATAAGTATATAAATATTTTTTTATATATAAAATATTTTATATATTCATATTATGTTTAACAAACTAAATACAAACAAAATGAAAAACAATAGTTACGAAAGAGCAGTAGAGAAAGCTAGAAAAATGAGAAACAAAAGAAGGATAGAAAAACTTAGTATTTCTTTACACGATAAGAAAAAAGAATCAAAAGAATGTTTAAAGATTAGTGATATGTTAAACATTATGAAAAAAATTTATAATTAATTAGATAACTTTTAAACGATTTAATATGAAAAATGATAGTAACCATCAAGAAAAAAAGAAAGACGCAGAGAAGCATCTTAAAAAGTCAATAGAAAGGTTTGAGACACCATTAAGGGATAAGATAGAAAAGAGTCCTATAATGACTACACTAAAGTCTATGAAACAATTAGCTAATGAGATTGAAGAATTAATAGGTAAAAAGAAATGACATTTGAATATGATATATTTACTTTTTATGTTTCTTATGAACATAGAAATTTAAGAATAATGATGACTGAATATCAACCTGAGTCAGGTGATGCTATAATAGTAGATAAACCTATTGATATGACGTATGTAGTAAACGATAGTGTGTATAATCAAGCGAAAGATTTAATTGCAGAATACGATGAAGAACATAATTAAAATTATAACACATTATTTTATTAATACAAATCTTTGTAATCGTAAATGTTGTTATAGAGTTGTTACTAGAAAAAATGGAGTATGTGATTTTTGTAAAACTAAAAAAATAAAAAAATGAAAGAGTATATAAAAGGTTTCTTATTTTTAATATTGTTATTTACACTTGGATGGATAAGTTTAGTAATTACAGTATGAATGTTTTTGAGTTTTTAAAGAAAAACTTTCTTGATAGTTGTTCACATTCTATGCACGACTTAAAACAAAGAAGAAATTTAATTGATACATATAAAAAACATTTAAAAAATTTTGATGAATTTTTAAATGTTGAAGATGAATCATTAAAAAACCTAGAAGATAAATCTTAGTCTTTAGGTTTATATTCATAAAAACTTCTATTCTGATTTATATCAGAAGCTACCGTTAAATTTCCTTGTCTTGAAGTATGTGTTGATAATTTTATTCTATTTTTAGAAACATTATATTCTAAATTATCTATAGCCATTTGATCAGTTACACTTGAAAGATTTGTAAAATTTAATTTTGGAAAAGTCAACATATCAATAGGATCAAGAAACCCAGTTGATAATTTTAATTTTCTAAAAGTTCCTTCATATCTATTATTATTAACCGTTAAATCATTTAATCTTTTTAATTCCATTAAGTTTTCTAATTTCCAAGTAGATGATAAATCAAAATCAGTATAAGATGAAATTGCAAGATTAGAACTATTAACCAAACAATTAGTATATGCATCATCCTCTATCATTCCAAATCTATTGTTTAGAGATGGTATAACACCACTATTTGATTTATATTCAGATTTATCTATAGATGTTGTAGATGTGAAATATTCCATATCACTATTTATTGTTAATTTAACATCATCAAAATACGTTCTAAAATCAGAATTTCCAAAAGCTGTTTCTTTTGATGTATAAAAATCAATAGTAATTGTACCAGTTGATTGTGGTGTGTTCAAATTAAATTCATATAAAAGCCATTGATCTTGCAATGCTCCAGTAGAAGTATTAATAGTAGATGCTGTAGTCCATCTATCATTATTAACATCCCAATAATGTGATGTTCCTACTTTTAAACGCCATCTTATTTCATAAGCAAGTAATCCACTAACATTAGGATCATCAGCATAAACTGCAAATGAAAATTTAATTGGTGTTCCAGTTGCACTAATAGTATCACCTGTTGCATTTGTTAAAGTTGGTGATGCTGGTGTAGATGTAGAAGTTCCAATCATTAAAAAAGAATATGTACCACCGTAAGGAGTAATACCATAGACTATAGGTGTGGGTTGTGAAGTATCTGCTGAATCAGAATCTACACAATAAGATGTACTTGCTTCTGATGATGCTATAGTCCAATTTTGTGGAATAAATCCCCACGATGGTGTGCTTCCTGATGGTGAAGTTACAATTTCAAAACCACCGTTGTTAAATTCATTTTTATATAAATCTTTTATTCTTACATTAGTTCTATTTCGTATAGCTGGTCGTTTTGTAATTTTAATAAAATCAGCATTTAATGGCTGTAACGTATCATTATTTTGTGTGCTATTTATATTTTTAACTGGATCACTTATTATAATATTACTTTCTCCTACTCCTGCTTTTGTATATGCTAAAAACTCTTTATTATATGAACCACCTTCATCATCAAAACTAGATAAACTCATTGCATCGTTAGATATGATTGTCCATCTACCCTCGTGTTGAAATATTCTACAATTAAACATTTGTAGTAATGATTCTAAAATTGTTTTATTATCTATATCATTTCCATTTTCATCTTGCATTGCATCTTTACTCATTACATACGTTTGTAAAAAAGGATTCCCATTACTTTCACCTGTAGGCTTTATTCTACATAAAACTTTATATCCAAAATCTAAAGATTTTCCTATTGATGCTTGTCCGTTTTGTAGATTTATATCTTTTAAACATTCACGTATTGCATCAAAACAAGTAGGTGATTCAGTTGAAAGTCCATAATCATATCCATCTATAGTACCTATAAGATCTGAAGCATAGGCTTCTACAATAAAAGGAAAAGGTTGTAATGGAGCTGTAAAAGAATCTTGAATAATAAAACCAGTCCAATAAGTAGTATATACATCAGTATCACTTTGATAAGATATAACAACTTTAAATTGTCTATCATTTTGTGGTTCTAGAAAATCTATTGTTCCTTCTGCGTTCCATAAAAACTCTGCTAAATTCCAATTAGTATCCTCTAATTCCCATTCTTCACCACCCGTTCCTTCTTCTACATAAAACTGTAGTTTACAAGAACTACCAATTATAGGTTTAAAATAATCATTGTCTTGTTGATAAGAAATTACTACTGGATTAGCACCTAGCGTAAGATTAGAAGATATATCACCAACATAACCTTCTTCATAAATTTGTAATTGAAATTTATTTTCATCAGGATCATAAAATTTTACATTATATAATTCACCGTAAGCCATATCATTATCCCGTTATTCTTGCTTTAAAATTACCAGCACGTTCAAGTGCTAAAATTAAGTCTTGTCCTCGTAAAGTAAATTGACCATTTGAATTACCACCACTCATAGCTCCCATCATTTGTGGTAATTTACTTAATGGAATGATTGCTTCACTTCCAGCTTCCCCTACCATTCCTATAGTTGGTGATGTTACAATTCCACCTGATGCAAATTCTTTAGGTTTTTCATTTGTTGCTAAAGCTATTAATCCAGCACCAGCAATAATACCCCCTGCAACCGCAAGAGTTGTTGCTAATTGAGCAGTTGCCTGTACATCTCCCATCAATGTTCTTAAAGCGGTCATAATAACTAAAGCTACTGTCATTTGTAATATCATTTTTGCTAAAGAATTTATTATTTGTAATATAGATTTATCTCCAGCCATAGCCATATTTACAAATGAAGCTGCTACTGCAAAAGCAATATTTTTAAATCCTTCTGTTAAAACTTCTGTTGCAGTTTTTAAATCATTTGCACTTTCTTTAGCCACAGAAAATACTTCAGATAAATTCACACCTGTCATTACAAATGTATTTAAGTCTGTAAATCCTGTTTTTAAATTACCAATAGAAGCAATTAATTCATTTGATTTTTCTATACTCGTTTGTGGTATAATTTCTCCTACTTTAAACCCTTGATTTTTTTTAAATATTTCTGATAATTGTGTAAA